ATTGATATCGATCCTTCCACACCTCTTGGACAAGTCAGATTAAATATCGGTGATGTTAATGGAGAGATTATATCTGATTCGACTCTGAATGGTTTCTTGTTGTTATTTGAAGATGATGTTTATAAATCTACAGTAGCTGCATTAAGAGCATTGAAATCCCACTTTGCTAAAAGAGTCAGATGTGAGTCTGGGGATGTTGAGAGATATGAGCATCAACTGTATGAACATTATTGCGACTTATTAGAAGCTTTCACAACAGATCCTGCATTAGGTGGATCTAATGCCTTGTTTAGGTTTACTGGTGTCAATACCGAAAGAATCCTAGCAAGGGAAAGGGATGATAATCTTGAGTTAGGTCCAATAAGGAATAAATGGTTACAAAAGCAAGACTTCCGCTGTAGAGAAGATGTCCATGAGAGGAGTCAAATAACTGTAGAGGGTTTCTTATTCCGTGATTAAGGCAAAGATAGTCCAGAGAGGGGATAAGTTAAAAAAAGCTAGGGGTAGGCTAAAGAGAGATTCTAAGAGGGAAGTCCAAATAGGATATTTCCAAGAACAAGGGACTCATAGTTCTGGTTACACTTTCCCAGAACTAATGGCTATTCACGAATTTGGGCTGTTAGATACTACACCTGTGAGGGATGTATTTCAGATTACAGCAGCCTCTATAAAACCTGGACAAAATAAGGATGTTAAGTCCTCTGTACGAAGATTTCTTAAGGACATTGTCAATGGCAAAGGTGTAGAGGATAACTTACTCGATTCTGGGGAACCTATCAGGGAAGCCCTCAACTCGGTATTTGGCGACACTTCTCTATTACAAGAGAACTCAGAAAGAAGGGTTAGGGAGAAAGGTAGAAATGAGCCTTTAGTGGATAGTGGCAGCTTAAGAGACCATCTTGCGATTAAAGAAGTTAAATCTGGTAAAATGAGAACATAAAAATGGCTATAGAATTTAATACAAATCTAGTACATGCTAGGTTAGCAGAGATAACAGCAGCTATCGATGCTGGGGCTGGGGCTGGAATATTCATTGCCTATGATGGCGTAAGACCTGCTAAAGGTGGTCCTGGTACCAATACCTTAGTTTCCACCACATTCTCAGATCCATCATTCCCAGCCCCTTCTGGAGAGGCTATTACTGCCAATGCAATAACTCCAGGAACAGTCACTATGGCTGGTACTTGGACTTGGTGGAGAGTTACAGACAGTGACAGTAACTTTGTGATGGATGGAGATGTAGTAGACCTCACTACAAATGAAACAGTATTATCCATTGGTGATAATTTTGAAATAACCTCCTTCGTATTGAATGGTGGTAACACTTAATGGCTTTCCCTGATGGCTGGACAAGGAGGTATGAAGTAAACCCTACATTGGGTTTGGTTAATGGAAGCCATGCCAGCTATGTAGGGTTAATTACAGAAGCAAGTTTTACTACCAATGCATTAGATATCTTCTCCAATTCAGATAATGGTGGTGGGGATATCAGGGCATCTAGCGATATCGATGGCCTTAATCAACTACCTATCCAAGTTGTGGAGTGGGATACTTCTGGTCAAACTGGACAGATATTTGTCAAGACTAGTGTTAACGACTCCACGCAAGTTCCTGTTTATATTTGGGTCGGTAATTCTGGAGAAGTACAACCTGCAACCACTGACCCTTTTGGGAGAAATGCCACTTGGGATGATAGTATTTTTGTCCATAATCTTTATGGGCCTACAGATTCTACAGGTAATGAGGTTGTACTAGATACAGAAGGTTCTGGCACTGAAATAGATAATAGTTGGGGTGGTCCAGCTACTAGAGCCGCCAGATACAGATTACAAGACACTACAGCAGTAAAGAAAGTGGGACCATTAACTTTATCTTGCTGGTCTAATACCACGAACAGTGGGACAATTTACGGTGTAAGGGATAATAGCAATATCAGTTATCAATTATTCCGTAACCTGGGTATCGGTACAGACTTACAGATAGTAGGATCTGATCTAGTTACCAGAGCGATACCTAATACTCCACTAAGCCAGTGGATAAGGTTAGACGTCACTATAGATGGCACCGATCTTAATATCTATGTAGATGGAGTACTAGAGTTAACAGCCACTGGAGCTTTTAATGACCAAGTAGGTGTACCTCTAAGGATAGGTTATCGTGGAGCAGGAGGATTAACCACTGTAGGTTTTGCTACTAACGACGATATAGGGTTGTTCCAAGCTAGAGATTCTATCGTACCTTTAAATTTATTACAGACAGAATTCAATAACCAAGATGCTCCAGGATCTTTTTATATCTCTGAAGCTGGTGTGGATGTTGTTAACAATACCTCCGTATCTGTTAGTAGCACTCTAGATGATGTAACCCCTAGTATTAATGTTAATGCTACAGGCAACATATCAGTACAGGTAAGTGATACGCTAGAGGAAGTTACACCTAGTATAAACGCTACAGTATCAGGTAATGTTTCGGTACAAGTAAGTGATACGCTAGAGGAAGTTACAACCAGTATAAGTGCCATAGTATCGGGCAATATCTCGGTACGAGTAGACTCTGGTTTAGATGATGTAATACCTAGTATTAGTACATCTGTCACTGGTAATATTTCAGTACAGTTGTCAGATACTCTAGAGGATATAACACCTAATATATCCACCACCATCACTGGTAATATTAATGTATCAGGTAATGTGGTACTGGGCGATATATCTCCCTCTATCGAAGTTACCCTATCGAGGGGTATAGAGGCTTCCTTAACTACTACATTAGATGATGTAAATCCTGATATAACGATTTCTGTATCTGGAAATATCCTCACTTCCGCTAACATATTGTTGGAAAATGTAGTACCTAATATTACCGCACTAGCAACTAACAGTATTAGCGTCTCTCTAGATGCAACACTAGGTGATGTAGCTCCCAACATTAATGTTGAAGCCTTCCAAGGTACACAAGTCTCGATACAGGCCACATTAGACGCTGTAGCATCTGAAGGTCAGGTAATCGTTGTACCAGGGAAAGCTATCAGGTATCCCTGTGCTAATGTCAATCTATGCTTTAATCGATACCCAGCATCTTATTTCGATAGTAAAGGTTATGCAGTAGACCCTGAACCTGTAGTATTCCCTACCCAAGGAAGTTTACAACCGGATAGGAGGGGAGAGATGCAAACTGTCCTACCTGAAGGTGTTACTTCCGACTCTTATGCTATCTACTACACCTATACTAAATTAAGAGATGCTAGACAAAGGAGCGGTACCAGGGCTGACGATACTGAAATTAATGGGGAAACCTATGAGGTGTTTAGGGTCTACGACTGGACGGGTTTCTCCGGTGTTGGAAGGAACTGTAATCACTACAAAGTCCTATTAGTTAGGCAGGATATTAACGAAGATGACAGACGTTAACCAAATACTAGATGCCTTTATAAAGGCCGCAGAAGACTCTGTAGGGGATTTATTAAGTACTACGGGGGAAGGTACTAATAAGAGGCCAGCAGTCCTCAGAGAGCTTCAGAAGGGCGCTAAGCCCTATTACCCTTACGTAGTATTGGATATGTTAAACAGTTCTGGTATAACCACCCCCTTAGAGACTAGGCTAACTGAGCAAGGTACCTTAGAGTACTACCATGAGGAGGTTTACACTTTAAGGTATAGGGTACTGGCTAAAGTAGAAGACGCCTACAACATAGCTAGAAGGCTTTCTAGAAGGTTGTTGTGGGTTACTATAAGAGGACAACTTTTTAGGGACACTGAAGGTGGTAAGATATGGTATATCGAACCCATAGTCTCGGTGCCTAACCTCCTATCCACATCCTTTCTCCAGACACAACAGTTTAATGTTGTATTTTCCCGTATTGAAGTAGAAGAAGAGCCTGTTGTACAGGTTATTGAGTCTACAGAGATACAGACCTCCACTATGAAAACCCCCGATGATCCAAATCCTGTAGAGGATACCATAATTTGCCCTTAAGAGGTTGATATATAATGGCATTGCCACCAACCAATATAACGAACATCGTATTAGCCACAACTAATGCAAGAAGGACTGGGTATACCCCCATATTCTTCACCTCCCATAGAAGAGCATCTAATCGTGTATTAACATACACCAATCCGGATGAAGTTCTAGAATTATTTTCAGATACAGAACCAGCTTATGCTGCTGCATTATCTGTATTCTCCCCCACACCGAGTGTACCTTTCTTTAAGATAGCTAGAAAGGAATCAGATGCTACTATAGCTCCACAGAATGTAGTTTTAGATGAAGTTTACTCCATCACCATCGAAGTTAATGATGAAGATTCTGTTATACTAAGTTACACAGCACTAGGTGGTGATACAGCGGAAGATGTAGTGGATGATTTCTTATTACAGATTACAGCAGCAGTAGATGTAGATGCACATATTACAGCAGCTAAAGTAGGAACAGGTAGTGCAGCTGTATTGGATATTAGTCCATCAACTGCTGGGGATTTCTTCATATTATCAGATGAAACCACCAACTTACTATT